CAGCAACCCATCCGCAAAGAGATCGGCGGAAAGATTTACGTCAACTACACCGGCGACCCGAACGATTGGGAAGAGGAGTAGCCCCATGGCGCGCGTCACGGACCCCGCACTGCTCGAGCAGCTGAATGGCGGAGTAACCGACCCAGTTCTCGATATGTTTGGCGGAAGCCCAGAGCCCACGGGAGGCTTTGAGCCAACGCTTCGTGGGGAAGCCGCGCCCAAGCCCCGCAAGAAAGTGGTAGACCCAGCACTGCTGCAGCAGCTTAACGGGGCGGCGCCGTCAGCGCAGGCCCCCGCTTCCGCCGCGCCCGCTGATGACGGCACTATGCTGTCACGGGGCCTAGAGGCCTTAGGCAGCACCGACGTGGCCCGAGGTGTGCATCAGGGCGTAACCAACCGCGGTATCGGGGTGATACAAACCGGCTATGACGTGATGAAGACCCTCGGCCTCGTTCCGGAAAACCCTGAATTCGAGGCGGCCATTCAGAAAGCAAAAGCCAACGTGGACGAGGGCGCTAAAGGGACGGGCGTTGGCGGCTTCCTGGGAGAGCTTGCCGGAGATCCGATAAACTGGGTGGCCGGTGGTAAAATAGGCGGCGCGGCCATTAAGGGGCTGGGCAAGAAGGAAGCCGTCAAGATATTGGCCAAGCAGGGCGCTAAAGCAGGGGCTGTTACTGGCGCGCTCTCCGGCGCTACAGGCGTGCGCAAGGAAGATGAGACGCGTGCAGGAAACACCCTCAAATATGGGGCTATCGGCGCTGCTACAGGCGCCGCCATACCAGCAGGCACGCGGGCGATAGGAACCTCTGCGCGGGGCACCAAAGCCGCAGCTTCAGACATAGTGGCAGCAGGCGCGAGCGGCGCAGGCCGAACCCCAGAGATGCTGAACGATTTAATCGCCAGTATGAAGGGCGAAGGCGATAAACTGTTCACCCGCATGCGCGAGAGCAACGTGAACATTCTTCCAGGAGGCGGGCAGCAGATAGTGGGGCGTGTTCGCGCGGCGCTGTCCTCGGCCGGTCTCGACCCAGACCTGCACCCGCACACCGTGCGTGCGCTGCAGGAGCTGGAAGCACGCGCTGCAGGCGAATTCAAGGGGGACATAAACGGCAATCCCGGTCTCGACGTTGTGGCCATCGACAACCTACGCCGCAAGCTATCTGAGGCAAGAGGGCAAGATGCAGGGGTGGCGGGTAAGTTCCGCGCAGCCATGTTCGACGCCCTCAAGCAAAACGGCGTAACTGACGGGAACCCCGAGGCGCTTAATCTGCTCGACCAGGCACTAGGCCAGTGGCAGAAGGCCTCGCGCTTTCAGGACGTGGCGGAGCTTGCTAACAAGGCGAATTCCGACCCGAACCGCATTCGTACCGTGTTTAACAACTTCACAGATGACCCCGCGAACACAAAGCTGTTTACGCAAGAGGAGCTCGACGCGTTGCTTCGCGCTGGCGAGCGTACCTTTGGTGATAAGGCGCTAGGGCTTGTCGGCCGCATGGGCATCGACATGGGCTCCATCAGCCGCAACCCGAATTTCGCGTTTCCGTGGCTGGTAAACACTCTCGGGAAGCAAGCGGTGCAGGCAGGGGGGACGGCGTATCTTGGCGGTCCGGTCCCTGTAGGAGTAGGCACAATAGCCAATGTTATTCGCAACCGAGTGGCCAACGGGCGCGTGGAAAAGGCGCTTCGCTTAATCGAGCAACGCCAAGTACCGACCGGAACACGCCAAGCAGTGCAAGAGGCCGTTCCTGTGCCACGCCTGCCTGCGCCTTCCACGCCGCTGGCGCTTCCCGCTCCTGAGAACATCATGATACCAGGCGGCCCGGGCGGGGCTTTGCGTGCCGCCACCCCCGATGAGCGGTCTGTCATGTACCGCATGCAAGGACGGCCTGTATCACTGGAAGTTCCGCCAGCAGGCGCCCCACGAGCCCCGAGCGCAGCCCAGCAACAAGTATCTGATACTGCGCGCACTCAATACCAGCAAATGGGCTTAACCCCAGATGTATTGGCCGCACAACGTGGCCGCCAAGTAACCGCAGCGGAGGCGCAAAAGGCTATTCAGGACGCAGCCGCACAACGCGCTAACGCGGCGCAGCTCGCCTCCCAGCAGCCCCAGCCAACGGTGGGCGAGATGTTTACCGACACGCAATCAGCAGCGGCGGAGCGTGCGGCCGCAGCCGGAAAGAAACCTCCTTCGCTCAGTAACGTAGGGCAGGCCTTGCTCGAAGCACTACGGAAGTCTCAAGGCATTTAGTGCTTGCATAAACGAAAACACTCCTGTACGGTTAGGCAGTAACAACCAAGGAGTGACCTATGCTAACCTGCGACGCAGCCCTTAAACAGTATTTCGACGAACACGTTGCCAAGAAGGCGGTGGCGTGGGACCGCGCCAAGTACGCCATAGAAGCCCTTAATCGGTTTTTCAAGGATGTACCCATGCGCGATGTAGACATCCCGATGTGCCACGATTACAGTGATGTTCGAGGCGTCGCGGCTAGTACCGTGCGGAGAGAACTAGGTGTCCTCCAGGCAGCAGCGAACCACGCGGTGAAGTGGCGGCGTCTCACTGCCGCCGACCTACCCTCTATCGAACTCCCCGAGGAGAGCAGCAGGTCGCCGGTATGGCTGTTTAAGGACGAACTCGCCACGCTGCTGGATGTCGCAGAAGAACACGATCATAGAGTGTTTCGCTTCGTTCAACTCGCATATCATACTGCGTCGCGAAGAGCGGCCCTGGAGCGTCTTGAGTGGTCTCAGGTGGACGAGAAATCGAGGAGGATTGCCTTAGCCAAGCCGGGAGAGCCCAAGACGAAAAAGCGCCGACCGGTGGTTGCCATATCCGATAATATGGCCGCCGAACTGGAGTCAATGCGGAGGTCAGCCACAAATCAGTGGGTGCTTGGCTCCCCAACGCCGGTATACAAAGGGTTTCGTGCCGTCGCCGAGAAAGCTGGCCTACTGCGTCTGCCCGCGAGGGAGCTTCGCCAAGCAGGGACGCTAGCCCCCCATGCTCTGCGACACAGCCGCGCCACGCATCTTCTACAAGACGGCAAGCCACCTTACGGAGTTGCGGCTCTGCTCGGCGACACACTTCCGACAGTATTGCGTGTATACGCTCACGCATGTCCTGATTATCTTCGGGAGATTGTATCATGACAAAAGGCCTTTCTATTAAACCGAGTAAGTGGAACCAGTTCGGGAGCAAAGAGCTCGGCAACATGGTGAAGCGGCATTATCCTGACTTTGGCTGGTGCCAGATAAGGCAGTTTGACCGAGCCACACTCACCGAGCTTCTGGACCTTGTTGATAAACACAAAACCCACAAAACAAAGAAAAACTGACTGTTTATCAACCCTTCTTGTACCGTTTTCCGCGCCATCCGGAGGCTGTAATAGGAAGGTCCTGCGCCCACTGCGGCCGCTGAACCATGAGCATGGCGAACTCTTCTTTGCTGCCAAAGCCTTCTTCGACCTCGGCAATGATCTCATCGTGCACCGATAGCACCGTGCGGTAGCCTGCTTCCTCGGTCCGCAGCATAGCCTCCGCCATAATGTCTCTGGCCACCGCTTGTGTGATGTTCTCGACGGCTAGGCCGCCGTAGAAACTCTTCTTCTCCCATCGGCGCGTGAATTGGTTGGTGGACATGTACACGATTTTCTTGGTCACATCGCCCCATGGGGTCTTTGATGGCACCAACCGCGCGAACGGATAGCACAGAGGCCTGCCGGATGGCAGACGGCAAAACAGAAACGGGGCCACATAGCGGTATTTCACTTTACCGGCGCTCACCGTCTCGCCTGGCGCCATCATGGCCGCGATAGCCGCGTCCTCGGTTTCCTTCCAAAGCCCCGATATGCGGTAGTTCTTGGCGCGCCACGCTCGCTTGACGATTTCGGCCGCCAACCATGACCGTTTAGAAATGCCGGTCTTCTTGCCATGCTGAGGCCACGCCTCCAGCGCCTTCTCGTAGATGTTATCGCTCGCCGAGTCGATTATGCGGTCGCGTATAGTCTCCAGCTTCAGACCGTAGTTCTTACCCATCTTGGCGAAGGCAACCGCCCCGCCTTGGAACCCGAGCGAAAGCTCCGCCACTTTGCCTATCTGCCGGTAGAAATCGTCTTTGGCCGTTTCGAGACTTATTCCGAAGATGCCGCTGGCCTGCAACACATAGAGGTCTGGGCCTGTTCCTGCATCGAACTCTCTAAATGCGTCCAACTTGTCGTCTTGCCCAGCGAGCCATGCTACCACGCGACCCTCGATGTTGCTGAAGTCGCACGCAAGCAGTTCATGGCCAACGGGAGCAGCGATCAGGCTGCGGATGATGTCGCTCACCACGGTCATTGGCTTATCGTACATCATTTTGAGCAAAGGCACGCTGCCGTACGAAATAGAGAGCAGCGCCTCGTTTATCGCCTTGTCAAACTCGGCGCCCTTGCCTTTGAGTATTTTGGGCCGTGTAAGGTTCTGCAGCTGCGTACCCCTCGCGGCCCACCGCCCTGTAGCCGAGGCCCCGTAATACTGAAGATTGCCCCTCATGCGCCCGTCTTTTTGGCGCCGCAGCAGCATGCTGCCTATCTTTGCCGTGGAGGTCTTGCTTCCCTCTTCGCGCAGCTGCAGCACGCGCATGGCGTCGGGGGGAAGGTCCTCCCGAATCAGGAGGTCAGCCAATACGTCTTTTGCTATGCTTTTCGTCTCCACCCCGACCGAATTCAACCAACGCACCATCTGGGCTTGGCTGTTTACACCGTCCACCTCTCCCAGCGTTATCCGGCGTATTTGGGCGTCTATGTCTGCGGTTGCCTTGCTGACAATGAGCTGGCTAGCCCTGCAAAGGTCAGCATCGATGTAAACGCCTCTATCGTTAATGCGGGCATCGAGGTGAAATATGCGCTTCTCGCTAATGCTCATGGGGAGCACGAATTTTGCTATCTCCTGCTCGGTGCGCACGTCCTGCCGGCAGTATTCGGCCAGGCGTTTAATCTTGGCGGGGTCGTCATGCCAGTAGGGCCCGTGCTCCTTGCAAGCCTTCTCTCCGCAGGAGGGGCAAACCTCGTTTTTCAGCAGTTTGCGCGGCCGCGACATGCGCTTCATGAGCTTGTGGCCTTCAGTGTCTTTGACCACGCTCGCCCCGATTGCGGGGGCCGCTTTCTCCAGTTTGCCAGGCAGATTCATGATGAGTGCCTCGCTCATGGTGCAGTTAAACTGCCGCTCTTTGGGTACGGGCCACCCGTATTTAGGGCCGAGCACTGCCTTGAACATGGCCCTCTCGAATGCCACATTCCACGCGTACACTGGCCCTCCGTCTTGAATGTGCCACTGCACCTTACGCGGGACGGGCTCGCCTGGAAACCACAGTCTTGGTTCCTCAGAGTCGAAAGCGTAGGCCACGCACCATATATCGGTAGTCGGGTCTTCCCAATACCGGTGAGCCCCCACCTTCGTTAGGTCAATGGCCGAGCGACTCTCGCCGTCTATGTGCAGGTGGCGTTGGGTCATTTTTTGGCTACGTCGACGCCCATCTCAAGCGGCCACAGGTAGGTGATGTAGGTCTTCTGCTCACGAGGGTCCCACCACCCAGCCATAATCAGCTTATCGTTCTCGTCATAGTATTTCACCCGCATCACTTGGCCTCCAAGAGCGCGCAGCCACAGGAGCCACTTGCGCTTGACGGGGTAGTAGGTGTTTTCGAACCATTCAGGAGGGAACTCGCACATATCTTAGTCCAGAAAATCGAGGTTTTTAGGAATAACGGCGTTCTTAGTTTTCCGCACATGCGGAACCAGCTTCTCTGTAACAAGCCCGTCGCTGCGGATGTTGGTTATACCGCGGACGATTACCACGTCGTCATGAGGCCGGTTATCGGGGCCGCGCCTTCCTTGCGCGCGCTCTAGCACGTTGGATAGCGCCGTGAAAGCCGTCCCTCCGTGGTCGCTGTCCCTATGGCCATTGGCGTGTTGGACTTCGCACCACCATTCCCATTTTGTAGGCTGCGGTAGGTGCGGGTAAACGCGGATCTCGCGCTCGGCCAGTATACGAACCCTGAGGCCCGCTTTCTGCACTGCATCAAATACATCCTGTAGGTCCATGTTAAGCCTTTGGTATGATGAGTTTCGGGGTCTTCTGCACGCCAATGATTCGGCTCTTCTCTAGGACCGAACCTACCTTGACGATGTTCAGCTTCTCAATGCTCGGGCTCTCTTTCTTTATCTCCTCGAAATCGTAGCCAGTGACATCGCCTTTATCGTCAAGGATAAACGAGAGCCGCAGAGGCGGGTATTTCTCGCTAACAAAGGCCACCCCGTGCGTGAGCACGTTGGCGTCTAGGGAAACCAGCGCCCCCACTTGAACGACCTGTTCTTTCTTATCAACTACTGCACTCATTTTACGCCTCTCTAAACACCGGAGGCGGCAACATAACGCCTCCGGTGCTCTCAGTTACGACCGTTACGCGGCTGCGCCTTCTTCCTTGGCAGGAGCCAAGTCTGCGCCGACGAATTCGCCAACAGCCTCGACCACTTCATTCGCGGTCTTGGTGCCTTCAAAGCCGTTGCTGTGCAGGATAGCGGTAACGCGTGCGCGCAACGCTTCGAGGTCAGTGTCTGCTTCGGTCTTCTTTGCTGGGGCTTTATCCTTAGCCATAGTAATTCTCCTTAGGTTAGTGGTTTACCGCCAGAACGCCCACCATGGACGCTCCGGAAGTCTCTTCAGCCGCCACCCAGCCTCGTCGCATGAGAGGCAAGGGTGGTATATGCCAGTGGCCATATCGAGCATGGCGTGGCGTTTGAGGCATACAGGGCACGGCATATCGTGCTCCACAAACAGCCCGTGGTCGACTGTGACGGGTGCTCGGGGTTTTGCTAGAGGGGCGGACACCTATATCTCCCCAACATGGCCGATTCTGATAGTGAAACCCGCGGCGTGTTTATGCCCGCCTCCGCCTGGATACATCTTGGCGATGGCGCTCACATCCATTCCGTCAGGGCCGGAGCGCAGGCTAAAACACCGGCCTGCAGGAGTGTCGTAGTAACATGCCGCAAAAGGTTCTCCCTTGGCCATTATATGCCCTGCATCGCTGCTCATCGTGTAAGGCAGGTTTGCCACGGGAACGTCAACACCCCCGATAATCATACGGCGCTGGCACACTTTAAGCAGCTCCTCAATGTCCTTGAAGTGCTTGCGCTCGATTGCAGAGCCGTCCTGTCGCAACTCTTTCGTGCTCCGGCACATAAGGCCGTCCCACACCTCGAAATCGTATGGGTAGCTAAATAGCGCCGCCTGAATCTCTCGCGTCCCCTCAAGCTCAAACTTCCATAGGTCGCGGTCTTGGATATGGCGGATCAGTGCTGGCGGCTCCTCGGAGTGGTAGTATTCCCACGCGAGCATAGCACCCGACTTATCGTTGTTAAACACCGCGTCAATGACGTAGGACGTATCGCCAGAAAGCAGCGGCTGCAGGTCCTCAATGGCCGTTTTATGGTGGTCGATGATAAAAATGGCGGCTGCAGTCTTCAGCATCTCCTCAACAACTTCACGTTTGAACGAGAAGTCGACCAGTAGCACCGCCTTGCCCGTCACATCAGGAGGGGTCATTCCGTAAGTGCCTGCGACATACTCCACGGCGTCGCCAAAGCGCCGCCACACCGCGTATGCTGCACCAAAACCATCTGCGCAATTTCCGTGGTAGATGCAGATGTCGGGGATAAAGGCGCTATCGTTAATGTCCATGAGCAGGTCTCCTTGACAGTTGTTTTCGTTTGTGCGACTATAAAAGCAGCAACAGCACTCAATGTCAATATGGAATCTGCAAAAATGAAATCAACTAAACACGCCATCACTACTATCGTGGAGCTTGCCGACGGGGCTAAGGTGTACAAAGAAATTGAGGAGCGTTGCGCTGCCGCCACGCCCCCCAAGTCCTTGAGAGAGCTCACCATCGAGAGCAAAGTAAGTCTGGCTACTATATGGCGCATGCGTAAGCTGCGAACAGTGGCCAATCTCCGCCCTCTCGTGAAGATTGAGAAGGTGCTCAAACGCTGGGGCGTCTAGTCCAGCGAGCTATCTAGCTCCTCGGTAGTCATGCCCAGTGCACGAGCGTACAGGTCGTACATGTACTCCTGCTCCGCGCGCTCAGTAGCTTTGAGTTTCCGTGCAGCAATGATTTTACGCATTGCTTTCACGTCGAACCCATTGCTCTTGGCCTCCGCGAAAACGTCGGTAATATCCGCCTGAATGCCCGCTTTCTCCTCGGCCAAACGCTCGAGGCGCTCGATGTAGGATTTCAGCTTCGGGGTTTCCACACCGCCAACGCGGTTATGGCCTTTACCGGCGGGTTGATCGTCCTCGTCGAACTCCGAGGTGTAAGTGCGCTTCTGGCCAGCGCCGCCTTTTTTGTCTGATTTATGATTAGCCATTGGTGTTCTACCCTACCTGTTCGAGTTGCTTCTGATTTGCGGCAATTTGCTCGACACGCTCGCGCGTCTCGCGCAGCATCTCCGCGATAAGACTTAGAGAGCCGCCCGCTGGCTTTCCTGTGCCGGAACCGGCGATGCCGCTACCAAGGTTCGGCGCGCCGAATAGACGCTCCAACTGCGCTACTTGCCGAGCGTTGATCTCCCCGAGTGCGTGCAGGAGCCGGTCGAGGTCGCCAATAACGGCAGACGCCATACCCGAGTCCTTAGGCTCCAGAGCGGCGTTCCCGAGCGCACGGTTTTTGGCGTGGTAATGCTCAATGCCAGCCGTGCCATAGGTATCCGCACGCTGGTCGTAAATTGCATCTTTCATGACAATCTCCATAAACGTGTTTGTGGTGTTTTACATGCCCCGAATAGCCACGGCTCGGGGCCACACCGTAGAGGCAGGAGTGGCTTAGTCGTAATCCTCGTCGCCGCGCTGGCGCTTCTTAGCAGGACGGCGAGGTTCGTCTTCATCCTCATCGTCTGCCACGCGCTTAACGGGTTTCTTAGCAGGGCGGCGAGGTTCGTCTTCATCCTCATCGTCTGCCACGCGGCGGCTGCTCGAACGACGCGGACGCTCATCCTCTTCCTCGTCTTCGTCGAACAGCTTTTTCTTGCCCTTACGGGTGTCCTCGTAGTCCTCAGAGGCGTCGTCATCCAGCTCATCGCCGAACTCCTTCGCTGCGCCTACGCGGCCCCCGCCGATTGGCTCATCGTGGTGCATTAGACGCACGTTGCCGAGACCAAGCGAAACGCCACGGTTGCCATCCACCTCGTAGTAATAAGCGCGGAGCGTGGCCAAGCACCAACGGCCAGAGTAAATGGCCGGATCGTCGGGGTCGGTGATTTTAACCATTTCGAGGCCATCAATGACTTCCGGCTTCACATCGGTGTTGGCGCGAATCAGCGTCCAACCAGCCTCGTAACCTTCTTTATCGTAGTCACCCGCTTCAAGGAACGGGCTCTTCAGGCGCTTCGGTGGGTTGTCGCCAAACTGGTCATGAATGGCGCGCTGCACGTCCTCTTTGAGCAGCTTTATGCTGAACTCGGGCGGGATAAGCAGCTCCACGCTGAACTTGCGCTTCTTGTCCGTCGCGTCGCCTTTGCGCAGCGGGCGTACTTTCTGCAAATGCGGATAGCTCATCCGCGCCAAGCAAGAGATGATATTATTGCCAGCCTTAGGCAACTGGCATTTACGGTACTTCGGGTCGACATCATCGATGTCAAACTTTTGCTTCTTAGCCATTACTTCCTCCATTAAATTACAACCACATAGCCACCATGGCCGTGCGGCATTTGTCGAGCTTACTCGCCAAATTCGTCTTGCGCCGACGGCTTAATGTCGGGGCGTGGGTCGTCCGCAGGAACCAGCGATACGCCGCTGGAGCGGTTCTCCCATAAATGCTTTATCTTGTTTTTAGCTTTTCCCTTGAAATACACCTCTAGCTGGGCAGGGGTTTTGACCTCTCGGGGCTTAAACACTTTCTTAGCGGTGTAGCCCATGTCCATCAGCTCGTCCACGGTACGCTGCTCGTCTTTCCAATAGCGGCGTGGGCGAGACTGAACAAGCCGGAACCCTGGAATCGGGCTTCCTGCCTTTACCTCGTTCACTGCGGCTTTCTTGATGCCCTTCAGCCAAGTGTCGATGACGCGCGCGTTAGTGAGTATCTGCGCCTTCTTTTTGGGTGAGAGTTTGTCGAATGCTGGCATGAGCACGTCTCCTTTTGCAGTAAAATCGGCCAACGTCATGGCCATTACAAAATCCGTCAAATAGTCGCAGCGGCCTACCGCTGCAGCGGGGCAGAATTTGCACCAATCCCCTGCTTTGAAATCAGCGTTATCTTGCTCTGTCGCTTTAGCGGCCGCTATAAGCTCGCCTCTGAACTCGTGCAGATCATGAGGGGTTGTATGCCAGCGGCGAACAGGCCCGTTCTTATGGAGGCAGCGCGGTTGAACGATTACCAGCTCAACTGTTTCTATGTCTCGATTGTGGTACTTTCCTGTGAGCGCCCCTAGCGCGTAGTACATGAGCTGGGGGTTACGCTCAACCTCGACCGAAATCCCTTGGCCGTGTTTGTAGTCATAGACGATAAGGTGCTTGCGCTCGGGTATGAATATGAGCGAGTCATTGGTGCCGAACATTCCGTCGTATACATGGCTGAGGTCAAAACGCTCCTCAACCAGCATCTCAGGGTAGTTGTCGTAATCGCCTGGCTCGCAGGCTGCCTGCGCCTCATCGAAGTCTTTACGCACCGTGTCGAGGTAAAGCTGCACTGCAGTAGCCATGTTGTCGTCGACATAGATAGCGTCGAATTCCTCGGTTTTATCGTAGCCTGGAACCAGCTCCCCCTCGAAGGTTTCTGCGTCTACCCCTTCTACGAGGCAACGCTCTGCCACTTCATGCGCGGCAGAACCCTCGCGCGCAAACTCTGTCTGCTCGTTTTCAACCCCTTCCGAGAGGCCGATACTGCCGGGGCATTCAATCCAGCGATGGCTGGACGACGCCCCGAGAATTGCGTGCGCGCGAGGGGCCATTGCCTACTCCGCCGCTTCTTCAATATCGATGGTCTCAGGGTCCTCGATAATCTCTTCGGCGCGCTTGATGAACGCCTTGCGACGTTTCTCCGGAACCTTCGAAGCACCTTCCACTTCAAACTCCGCCAGCAGCGCCAGTGCGTACTCTTCGCCTTGGGCACGGGCCACACGGCGAATCATGATACGGCACCCGTCGACAGTTGGCTCCTGAGGCTTGCCGTCATCCTTGAGCTCGCCAAGTGGGGCCTTCTCTTTCTTAGCCTTTGGAGTTTCCTCTTCCTCGCTGTCGTCGTCTTCCTGCTCGGCTGGCTTCTTGGCAGCTTTGGGCTTGCTTTTAGCCTTTGGAGCTGGCGCCTGTTCCTGCTCGTCCTCATCCTCGTCAGCCTTCGGCTTGTCCTTAGGCGCTGGCTTTGGTTTGTCGGCCGCCTTGTCAGCAACCTTGCCCTCTTTGGCCTGTGCCTCGGTAGGGATAGGGTTTGCTAGCTGCAATCCGAGCAAAAGGTTACGAAGCTGGGTGGCGGCGTCGAGGCCGTTTTCACCCTGAATGGTGATACTTACTGTCATGTTATTCTCCAATGGTTAAAATAAAGCCGTTCCCGCTAACCCTACAGAGGGCTGCTTTAAGTCACGCTGTAACACCCGCGGGAACGCCCGAGTGCGTGACCAGCTCGTTTACGCTGCGAGTTTTTCGCAGAGTTGGTAGCCTTCGAGTGGCCATACCTTGCGGATAGCATCCTCGTAGCTAAATTTCTCGCCGAGCGCCTTATCGTAATTAGCCGGATCAGCGGGCGCCGATTGGCCAGTAATGACGTAGCCGTTCTTCATCTTCACAATGGCCAAGGTGAAATGCGGCGCGAGGGTGGGGTTCACGTACTCAACTGTCTCCACCTTATCGTGGATGCTTTGCAGCGTCACGCGGTGAGGGGTTTTCTGCACGGCAGCTGCCGCTGCGTCAGAGGCTTCAAGGCTACCGGTAGTTGGTTGTAGTTCAGGCATGTTATTCTCCTATGGTTATATCCCGAAGATTTCTTCATTATCCCGCGCCCTTCGGGTGAAAGCGCTGGTAATCTTTCCGTGCAGCGAGTCGGCGATCCCCGCAAACTCTACTAGCACCGGATTCTTCTGGCCAATGCGGTCAATGCGCCCCATTGCTTGCTCGTTATCGGTCGGTATCCATGAATACTCGGCCATAAGCATGCGGCTAGCAACGTGCTGCAGGCCGTCCAGCCCTGTGCCGCCCGCGATAATCTGCAGCAGCATCACGGCACATTTTTTCGATTCAATAAATTGCTTTTTTGCGGTATCCTTGGCGGCTTCGGTCATGCCGCCGCGGTACATCACCGCCTCATAGCCTTTCTTCTTCAGTCCGGCCTGAATGCCTTCCATCACTTCACGGTGGAAGCACACGACCACGATTTTCTTCTCGCCGTTATCTAGTTTATCCGTCAGCCACTCTGTGACCGGCCCTATCAGAAGCATGCCTGTAAAACGGCGCAGGGTAGCGGAATGGTCTGTTAGGTTAGCCAACCCTTCGATGCCATGGCGCTTGACGGTCTTCGCCACCAAATACCCCTCGCCCTCGGCTTCCATGGCCAAAAGAGCCTTTAGCCCTTTGCCAACTTCGAACAGCACCTCATCCACAATCGGCTTGGTCCAATCCTTCAAAACATCACGCTTCAGGCGGCGCAACATGAATGGGGCCAGCCTGTCCTTCAGCTCGTCTTGATTTTTGTGGCCCTTGACGACAATGCCATAATCGCCGTGATAATAATCCGTGTATCGTTTCAGGAAAGCCCAGTAATCTAACGTGCCACCGCAGCGCCTGTCATACAGGCTTTTCGGGACGATGGCCAGCATGAGGGAGTATAGGTCGCTGGCGTCCTTAGGCATAGGGGTACCGGTGGCCCCCCATACGCACTCAGCGTCCGCAATGAGCCCGTCAACCCCTCCCGCTTGGGTGCCGAGGATAGCGCGCGTGCGCTGGCTGTTACGGCTCTTTAGGGCATGCAGTTCGTCTAACACCAAAGCGTCCATGCGCGGTGGTAGTCCTTTGTCCCGAGCGAAATTGTAACTGTAGGCCCGTTTGCGGGCTGCGCTGCTGTTGGTGCTCATGACACTCAGCCATTGGAGCCTTACGCTTGCTGGGCACACTGCATCCAAGCGTTCTTGGCCGGCGTACTCTGCTGCCTTTATGAGTTGGATTGTCTTTCCCAGACCAGGGGCGTCAAGCAGAAGTGCCCGACGGCGCTGTGATAGCCAGCGCGCGCCTTCTTCTTGATATGGGAACATTTGGATGGCGCCCATTAGTCGAAATCCTCCATACGCATGAGCGGGCGAACCTCTACCCGCAGATGCGGGCGGCTGTGGTACACCTTGTGCGCGTGCAGCGAGACAACTTGGTTATCGTCCTTCACCACGATGTTGTTGATGCCATCGAGGGCGCTTTTGACGTAGTTATCGATGTCCGGCTTCTTACAGGGGCGTATCACCCCCGCCACCATATCCGCCAATTTGCGTTTCGAGGCTTTCGGGTAGGCGATGTACACATGCACAAAAACCTCTACCCCGCACTCTAGCGGCGGCCGGTCGCCCATAGCTTCGCCCGCGGCGTGGCGCACGAGGTGCTCGTATTTGCGGGTGTGGGCAGGCGTGAAAACAGTCGTAAAGGCCTTGGGGCCTTTGCCAACGCGGCCAACACGACCGCGCCCTTTGGCCTCGACCTTGCCCGCTACCTCGAAAATGATGCTGTTGTCGCGCCGCTTCATTACTCGGCTACCACCTCGAAGATGGCCGAGGCAGGCATGCGCTCGCGAAAGTGCTGCGGGTTAAGAGAGCCCTTTGGCCGCCCGTGCATAGCGGAGCGGAACCACAGCATGCCGTTATTGTCGCGGGGGTAAACCTCCAGCACCTCCCAGATGATAACGCCCGATTCTTGCGTTTTGAACAGCATGCCTTCTACAGGGCTGTGTTTATAGCCAGTGCTCGCTTGTTTAACCGGCTCCTCAGGCAGCTTGGTGTTAGCGTTAATAGGGTCGACAATCACAACCTCGGAGGGGCGAGAAAGCGCCTCGATCTCTTCCTCTGACAGCGCAGTGGTTTCTACCATCTGGTATAGCCCTACGCCAGCCGCGGAATGGTTCTGTGATACGACGGCGCCCACTGTTTGGCACTCGGCAGCGATAGCGAAATACGCCGCGCCATCCACATAGTTGTCCTCGTGCCCTACTGCGCCCGTGGCAATGCGCGCAATCTTAGCCACTATCATGGCGATGGCTGCATCATGTGCCGGATTGTACTTCTTGCCAGCAGCGGCCTGATACAGCGCCAGCATGTCGGCAGCTAAGCGCAAATTAGGATAAGGGTCGCCATACGATTGGTTGCGCGACTTCATGGTTGCGTCTAAGGCTTTGGTTAGCACTTCTGCGCGCACAGGGTTCTGGTTCATTTGCGTTTCTCCGGTTTATAGTTTTCCATAAAATTAAGGATTTTGTTGGCTGTCTTCAGTTTCGGTGAGCGCGCCTTGTTACGCACATCGTCCAGAAAGCTGAAATCGTTGAGCACCAAAACGCTGAATGCCGTATCGGTCAAATTGTGCAAAGCGCAGAATTCGTCGATGCGCTTGAGCAAGTCTGCTTCTGTAATAAACTGCATGGCGTCTAGTTTTCCTATGATTTCGATATTGATTAGCTTTCATCCTAATTTTCATATTGCAATCTTCATGTCAAGTGTATAATGCTATCAGCTCTCAATACGAAATAAACCTCCAGACGTAAAAAAGGCATAAGGGCGCATGGCGAGTAAACTGGAACAAGCTCTCAAGCTCGCAATGCAGGGTTTCTACCTCTTCCCGCTGGAAGAGAACAGCAAAGTGCCTGAGGCCGGATATGCTTGGGGCCATCGCTCGACAGTTGACGCTGAGACCATCAAAGGCTGGTTCAAAGACCGCGTAATGGGTTGGGAGCGCGACCCGAACATAGCGATAGACTGCGGCAAATCAGGGCTGTACGTCATCGATGTCGACGTGAAAGAAGGAAAGACAGGGGATAAAACCCTCGCCAAGTTGAAGAAAGAATATGGCCTTACGCCAACCCTCGAAGCGAGGACGCCCACAGGAGGCTTGCACCTCATTTACCGGAACACGGAAGGACTAGGTTGCACTGCGGGGGCGCTCGGCAACGGCCTCGACACCCGCGGCATAGGTGGTTACATTGTGGCGCCAGGTAGTTACTTGGTCGACGAGAAGAAGGGCATCGACGGCGCCTATGTGTGGAATAAGAAGCGCGAGATAGCTGACCTAGACCCGTGGCTGGGAGAGAAACTGGCCGCTTACAAGTTTGTCAGCCGCAAAGAAAAAGGCGCGACAATTAGCGAAGACGACCCTGCCAGCGTGGACCGCGCGCTCGATTGGCTGAAGAACACTGCAAAGCACGCAGTAGAGGGTGATAATGGCGACCACATCACCTATGCCACCGCGGCGAAGCTACGGGACTTAGGCTGCGGCGAAGAGACCACGCTGGCGCTAATGCTCGAGCACTGGAACGACGAATGTTCGCCGCCATGGGACCCCGAGGATCTGGAGCGTAAAGTAGCCAACGCTTTCAGCTACGGGCGCAAGGCAACAGGCGAAAGTTCGGCCGAGGCGGAGTTCGGAAACGAGCCGCCGCCGAAAGAGGCGATGCGCCACCTCCCGCTGACACCCGCCCCTTTCTCGCTGAATTTTGATGTCAACCAGTTGCCGTTGCGCGATTGGGTGTTCGACGACTTGGCCTTGGCCAAGAAAGTAACGGTTATTGGAGCGCCAGGCGGCGCGGGAAAGTCGACCTTCACCATCGAAATGGCGCTATCCAAAGCGACCGGCCGAAACCTGCTTGACATGTCTCCTATCGAGGCAGGCGCTGTTTGGGTGTACAACAACGAGGATGACCTTGAGGAGATGCAACGGCGTTTTGGTGCTGCCATGCAGCACTTCGGCATACCTGTCAGCGACCTGTACGGCACTGACCTCGAAACAGGCGACCAGCTTTGCAGGCTATTCGTGAACAGCGGCGAAGACGAGAGGTTTCGTATAGCCGTGCGTAAAGACGGCCATATATGTCCCGCTGCGGTGAAGACTGTCATCAAGCGAATTCGCCAGCATAACATAAAACTGTGGATTGTTGACCCCCTTATATCCACACATCCCGCCAACGAGAACGACAATAACGAGATTGAGATGATCGGCGACATGTATCGCCATATCGCGCAGGCCACGGATTGCGCTATTGTGCTCGTTCACCACAGCAAAAAACTACAGGAGGCGGATAGCACCGGCCACGAGGGCAATATGGATACGCTGCGCGGAGCTTCTGCATTGTCCGGCGTCGCCCGCATTATCGCTACGCTATTTGGCATGAGCGAGCGCCGCGCCAAGGAGTTCGGCGTTCAAGACGACCAGCGGTGGCGCTATGTCGGCCTTATGATGGCCAAGGCCAACATGGGCGTAGTAACAGGCGAGATACGCTGGTTCGAGAAGCTCGGCGAGAAGATAGGCCAAAGCGGGGACAACCCAGATGGCGAGGAAGTAGGGGTGCTGCGGCCTGCGCGCCTGAAGAAAACCAGCAACGACGAAGTGAGCGAGGCCGCGAGGGCGATGCTACTGGATATTGAGGCCGAGTGCGAGGGCGGCACAAAAACGGTGCGCGAGATAGCAGAAGGGTTGTCAGCCAGCTACGCTATGCACTTGGGAAAGAACGTCAAAACACTGGAGCGCGCTATCCGTCGGATGTTTGAAGAGGGAATTAAGAGCTACGAGGGCAAGCGCGGCACTCTTACCATGGTTGAGGTCCCTTCTGGTAAAACTCGGGGGCCAAAAACAGTATTTGCGATTAGACTGCGGCTTCCACTATCTCCAGAACAGGAGGCGGGCCTTGACTGAAGAGCACCTGCCTCATGAGCGGCGTTCGGAGCGAGCGATATGGCGCGCGGTCATTGTGCAGGTGCTGCAGGACTTAGGGAGTAATAGCCGGAAACCAGAAGCGAAACGCGCAAAGAAGCAGGCAGAAGCGTGGCTGTACAGCGAGGACTTTGAAACGGTGTGTGATTTAGCGGGTTTTTGCCCTCTGTACATCCGCAAAGAGCTATATCACGCTAGAAAACGCCAATTCGCATGGCGCTTACCTGCGGGCGAAGGGTGGAGCGTTCGGAAACGATTACAGGAGGCGGGCCTTGACTGAAGAGCAGCTACAGCAGAGATTTGAGGCAGAGATGCAAAAGCAAAACCGTTGCGTGAAGAAAGACGCGCGCGGCCACTATCAGGATTATGCCAGCGCCGTCATGTGGTCGTGGGCGCTGTGGGCGTATTACCTTCGGGAGGCGAAATGACAGTAGATGAGCTATTGGCAGAAGCAGCGAAACGCGGGCTGCAATTAGCAGGCCTGCGCCAATACGCCTATGCGCTTGGGGGCAAGTCGCGCACGGATCACTGGGAAGCACATTTCCACGATGCACGCGGTAACGGCGTCAGCGGGTCGGGACGGTCTGCACTACTGGCGCTACAGGGCGCCCTGTTTCCTGCCTCCGTAAAAGCAGAGCCTGCCCAAAGAGACCTATCCTATCTGGACTAGCCGAAGATAATAGACAGCACGACCCACCAAAGCCACAGGCTCAGCACGAAAGCCAACAGGTAGCAGCTCACCTTGAACAACATTTTACGCACGACCAACTCCTTTAACATTAACGATTAACAAAGCGGGGTAGGCAACAGATACCTCGTTTCGGCCCTTCGCGGTGAGCCCTAGAATCTTAACCCCGAGCTCCTCTATGTACTGCTCCGCAAGCGCGGGCTCCTCCTCGCTAACCCATTGCTTGAGGGCCTGTTTCAGAATACGCTCTCTAAACTCCGCACACAATACGGCGTATTGATGGGCGCTAGTCAGGCAGCTCACATGCTGCATCTCTACTTCTTTGACGAACATCACGCTTGTACCTCCGTTGCAATCCGTAACATGGCTGCCTCGTCGGCGATCACTTCCACAAGGCCCATCGCCCGCCCGCTGCCACAGGGGTTTGTGTAGTTGTAAAACGTCACCTTGATGTCCGTCGGCAGGTCGCGCAACAGCCTGTCCCACGGTATATTGCGCGCCGTAGCTATCTGTGTCGCACGCACCATGGCGTCGAAGTCTCCACCGCGCGGGGTGATTAGCGGCGCTACTCCTGTCCTCGCATGGAAGAAGTAATCATCCAGCCTTTCCTGATACCTTGGCCGTATATCGTGCGCCTCAAATAGCGCCACCAGCTCGTCTGTGGCCGCAAAAGCTGCATTATAGCGCGGCGGGATGTCGGGTAACGCCGACGAGGGCTGGTACACAGACGGCCATCTCAGGATGACGCCATTTACTCGAATGATTGGTTCCATGGTTCTAATCCAAATGTGAAAATTGCGAATCGGCGTTTGCGCGGGTTAGGCTGGCGCGATGCACCTTGACCAACAGCCGAATGAGAATGGCCTCAGTCTCGCCTATGGGTGCGCGGTCATTAACCCAGCGGCTGACGGTCAGCTCATTCTTGCCAATGGCAGCGGCGAGCCTTCGTTGCCCGCCTGCTTCGCGGCCATAGAGTATTACAATCGAGCGTTTCAGCTCCTCGGGTGTCATGTACGCGTGTTTAACCATTTCTATCTCCAAAAAGCATTGCCAGCACAACAGTGGCCACTACGGCAAATACTGCCAGTAGCACCGCCAATGCCGTCTCTGTAGGAGCCTCAAGCCTTTCGTAAAAGGCCTTGGCTCGTATGATTATGTTATTCATGAAGTCCTGCCTTCCATTGGTCGAACGATTTAGGGGTTTTGTTGGCTTTCTCGCACGCGTCGAAATAGTCATCGTAGGCCAGTTGCAGTGCAGTGCCTTCGCTACAGTGCAGCGCCACGTTCGCGTGCACGGGGCTGCGCACTATGTAGTGCCGCGCGGCTGCGGCCGCCGCAGGCTGCTGCTGCTCCACCGCCTTCATGGCCGCAATTATCAGGTGCGCTTGGTCGTGCGCCTCCTCAGAGCTGCAACCATAGGCTTGACACAACGCCATAGAGCGATGCTCCACAAACACATAGCAACCCCATTTTAGCTGCGTTGACGGTTCGTTTGCGGTCTGCTTAGGTTCGCTTACCCAATATCTGGCCATCGTTTTGCTCCTCTCAGTGTACGCTGTTGCTGCTTGGTGCGTTGTTCTCTTTCTCTTCTTCCTTGACTTTGCCGGTTCCGGCCTGCACTTCGAGCATGCCCTGCGCCACACTTAGCGAGTAGCCTATCGGTGCTTTGCTCAAGCCGTTTTGCAGCGCCTGCCCCAGAACCTGCATACGGTGAATGCAGGTGTTAAACGCTACTAGCGAGCGAGCGGTGCGGCAGTTCTCGTCATTGTCCGGCATGACCACGAGCAACGCGCCCTCTAGTTCGTCCGAGTTCAGATCGAGGTAAGCGTAAAGCTCTTCGGCCATACGGTTAAAAGTTTTCTGTTTGTCGTTCATTTCGGGTCTCCGATAATCAGGTTGGTTATGATAGAAACAAGGTCATGGGCGCCTTGGCCGTGCTTTAAGCCCTGCCTCCACGCGAAACGGTGCAGGCGGGAGGGTAGCCACCATGGAGACGAAAACCACACCACCCTGTGGTCTTTCTGGGTGGCGTTGGCCTTAGCCAGCACCCCCATGCGCACCCCGTGGCCGTATGCTGCTTTGAGGCTCATGACTCCTCGCCCGTTATCTCTGCCGTGAAATGGCGCTGTGCGCGTTCCTCGCATGCCAGATAATCAATGCCCTTGGCCATGCAGTAGTGCTGTAGGTTGGTGAGGCAATCGGTGACTGCATCCTCCCCAGCCTCCTTGTAGTTCACCTTCAGCATTATCATGGTCTTGCGCACGGCGCGCTTGTTTATCGCAGCGTCGAGGTCGAGCGTGGGCTTGCTCTCAGGCAGCGCGTCCTTATCGCGCACCCCTTGTAGGGCGTATTGCGCCGCTGCCATTGATTGTGCGGAGTCGTGCCCTTGCTCCACTAGCCGCTGTGTAATCTCCTCATGCCCAAAGCCTTCTATGGCCATATCGAGCGCCCGCTCCTGTAACGGCGTGCTCATAGCGCGCCTCCCGAGCGTGTAGCGTCTTCTTGGTCGATGCTGCGGCGGCCTTGGTTGAGCCGGTCAACAAAGCCCCCTGTGGCCACGGCTGGCGGCGCAAGGTGCCTGTCCATGTGCTGTAGGTTGCTGAACCCTCGGCTCTTCGCGTAGTCGTCCAGTAGCGTCACGGCAATGTTTCTATCCATGGCGCGCCCCTCTTGCATGTCCCTATAGGTCGGGTCAGTGCGTATGCGGTGCACGGTTGCCGTGAGGTTCTCTAGCAGTTTTTCGTCAATCATGGCTTAGGTCTCCTTCTTCAGTTCGAGTTGTTTAGGCTTTTGCACGGTTCCCTCCTGTCAAATGCGCCACAAGCGCCTGTAGGTGCTCGTGCGAGGTTGTTTCTACGGTGACAACAGCGGGCGAATCATCCACGCTCAGCTTTGCCCAGTGAACGGCTAGCGGCGCATTGGCCTTTGGCTTTGCCGTTATTGTTACTACCTTCAGCTTCATGGCTAGCCTCGCTTCATTGCATTGACATGATTAACCCGAGAAAATCGGGAGCACCTTCAACTGTGATAATCATCGCGTCATTGTCAGCGACTTCGCCCTTATGACAGGTGATAGCCGCGCCAAACTTGGTTTTGAGGGTTACAAGGTCAGCGGCCTTCACCATGTCGGCGATGTATTTACCTCGCACCTGCTGGGGAAACCCTGCGGCTTCGCGGTCACGGCTTGGCACAATGCGCCGCCAATCTGGGTAGTGGCCTGCGTGGTATCCGCCGCCCGTTTGCTCCCCCGAGAAACTGCACAGCACTTTGCCCTTCTCTTCGGCGTTTTGGCCTAGCACCACTTCATACAGCAAGCCAAACTCGTCCTCCCCTTCCACGGGCACAAGCTGCACGCAAATCCGTAGGTATTGCTCCGCCACGGCCTTATATTCCTTAGCAAAGGTTTTGGCGCTGGATAGCACGCGTTTAACATCGGCGATTTTCATGCGCGCCTGATGGGTAACGGGTTCGCGGTTCTCGAAACCTACGCAATGCAATCGGTGGCCATCGGTGGCAACCAGAGTGAGCTTGCCGCTTGCGTAGGTTTCAGCAACTACGCCCTCAAGATAGCTGCGCTTGCACGCGCCTGTTGCAGCGGCCAAGGCCACAGCTTCTAGTTCGTTTGGCTTAATGAAAAACATGGTTTTATGCTCCTTTTGTGAGTTCGGCGGCTGTGTTAATGCAACCCCGTAGTTGTTCGATATAGGCGGGGGTTTCTAGCGTTGGTTCGCTTTCCAACATCCCTAGATAGTCCCGCGCTTTCCACATGAGATTGCGCAAGGCCAGCTTGGTGCGGTAATGCTCCATTGCAAGGGCTTGCTCATGCGGTGCAGGCGCGCCCCTTAGCGCACGGGAGATAATGGCCTCCGCTTCCTCATAATCCACAACGCCGTGGTGATTCCACTTGCTGCTTGTGGTGTATTGTTCGAGGAAACCCGCCTGCTTTGCCTTGGCCGATTCCTTGAACTGGCAAAAAAGCGTTATGGTGGGCGCTTCCTTGGCGCGCGGCGTGTCGGTAGCAAGGGCGACACTTAGCACCCCTCCCTGCGTCATCATAAGCCACGCGCCATGGCCTACGCCGTTCCCATTGGCCACTGCCCCCCTATCGGCAAGCAATGCGGCCACACGCTCAATTAAACGGGCTTGCTGTTGTGCTTTCGTCATGGCTCAGGCCTCCATACATAGGCGCGAGGTGTAAAGTTCCTCGGGCATGGGTTTCTCGGTCGCGTAGTGCGCTATGCGATTGACGCGGGCAAAGCCCACCACGAAAAGCGTTTCGCCTTCGTCCCCGTCAATCATGGTGAGCAATCGGCGCTCTTTGTCGGCTTTGATAATGGCGGGCGAGGCCCCGCCGCACTCGTAATCGAGCTGCAACGGGTCGTCGTTTTCGTCCATTACTTGGCCAAATTCGGCGTCAATCTCGTTAATAGACGGATAGCGTTTTCTCAATGCTTCATACTGTTGCTGCGTAGTCATGGCTAGAAGCTCCCCAGTTCGCGGGCTAGTGATAGCGATTGCAGCAAGGCCACTTGCAGCTCCTCGATGTCGGTCCCCGTGTCGCTGTTTATGCCTGCCGTGTCACTGGCTAGCAGCTCATCGAGCTTGTCTAGGGCCGCCTGAGCCGTGCTCATTAGCGCCTTGATAGGTGGCAAGCCGCCTGTCGCCTCCAGAACGTGCAAGGCAGCGTTGCGGGCGTCTTCCACGCTCATGATGCAACGGCAATCGCCATTGTCCCACACGCGCACAAGATGTAACCAAACGTCCGCGTCGTCATCCTCGGGAATCTCCTCGCCCTCTTCGCGGTTCTCTAGCAGCTCGTCGCAGGCCACCTCTTGAATGCTCGCGCCATTGTCTTCATCGAAAAACACACATTTAAAATAGTTGGTCATGATGGTTGCCCCTCCTAGCGGGCGTATTGGATGCAGGTTTCACTTGATTGCGCGCCTGCTGATTCGCAGGCAGCGATTGCCTCGCGCTCGCTTGGCATTGCTGCGAGCATGGCAGCGGCCAGTAGCGCGGCAAGGGTGAGGCGGCTACGCAACATGGCAGGCCTCCCCTTCGCGTGATGCCAAGGCCTCGGGATAATAGCGCGCCATGCAGACGGCCACAATCTCGGGCAGCTTGGCCAGTGCCTCGGCATGGATTGCCGCAAGGTTCTTTTCAGTGGCGCGGGTGCCCTGCGGTGCGCGTTGCACTACTACGCTGTAGTCGCCGAATATCGCGCTGGTGCGGGTGGTGTAGCGGGTGCCATCGGCGAAGCTGCTGAGGCGTTCCACGCACACGCTGGCGTGCGAAGTAATGCCGCTGTGCCCCTTCATGGTGGTCAGCACTAGCACGCGCTCGCCTGCTTGCTCGTTCATGGAATCGGCAGGCGCAACGCCTAGGCGCACCACTGTCTCATGCTTCAGGTCGCCGCGCATGGTGCGGGTCACTTTGGTCTCGTAGGTCATAGAATCCTCTTCACTTGGTTACAAGGTTTAGTTGGTTGCAGTGCATTAGTGCCCTGCGTCGAGGGAGCGGCGTTTTGTGGTTCGCCTGCCGCTCCCTCTGCGCAATGCCTAAGCCCTACGCTGCGAGGCTTGCCCCCGTCTTCAGTTCGGCCATTTTATCGGCCAACACCCATAGCGCACGGTTTAGTGCTACGTTGCCATCAATGCCGTTCACTGGGCGGGACTCGCGGCGCGAGCGTTGCCCCTGAGCGTTGCGGTGGGTGTAGTGCATGCCTCCCGTGATGAGGGTTTCTTGCGTGCGGTTGAACGTGCGCCACAGGTCATTGCCTAGGTCAGCTTCACGGCGCACGCGGTGCACTTGCTGCGGGGTGACATCGGGAGCCTTGCCCTCGTCATAGCGAAGCGCCAGCGCGGCCATGGCGAAAGCGTTTTGCTCGTCACTGGTGAGCTGCACGCTACGCATTTCTTCGATTGCCTCAGCCACTCGCTCGCCCTCGTTCAAGATGCTATACGCGCCCTCGATGACTTTGCCCACCACGTCACCCGTATGGGCAACGCGCTGTTCGAGGCCATCTTGTGCGGCAATCAAGCCATTACTGCACACCATGCGAAAGATGCCGCTCATGAGCTTGTAGCTGCTGGTGCCATCGTGCGAGTTGAGCAATACCAGCTCGCGCACGTTCTCAACCGCGCCTGTGCCAAATTTCTCAATATCCGTTGCATGGCGCAAGCGTAGCAAGTGCTTCGTAAACCCGCGCTTAGCATCGTCACGGCTCCCGCCTTGGCGCACCTCGTAGGGCATGAAACCCTCAGCGCGCAAGCCCTTGAGCACGTCACTGGTTGGAATGTGCGAGTAGCGGGCGCTACGCGAATCGTGCGCGCCCTCAGCGAACACGCTAGGCGCTGCGGCCATGATTGCCGAATCGTCTAGCGCCTCGTTGCTGCGTAGGATAGTGGCACCAGCGCCGAAGCGTGCAATGCGGCCAGATGTGAATTGATTGAACATAACGAAAACTCCTTAGGTTGGAAGGTGGCGGAATTGCCATCACATCCATAGGCCCCATTATGCACATCGTGGCGACTACTACAAGCACAAAATTGCAAAAACGAAAACAAAATGATAAGCCCTTGAATAGTCGTGGCGATTATCTGTGGATAATGGCTAATCTAGTGCGTTTTCGCGCTGCACAAGCCACGTTTTGAAGGAAAGCAACGTGCCGCGCTTGGCCTCAGGGTGCGCGTTCACATACTCGCACCACTTGGCATAGAGCGGGTGCGCGGTGGCAGCGGCAGCAGGCGCTGCGGCGGTAGGTCGCGCGAGCGTGCGTTGCTTGGGCTTTGTTTCGGCCTTACCTTGCGAAGCAGGGTGTGCTGTGTCATTGCTGGCGCGCCTCCCGTTGCGGTGTTGCGCGCATCTCCGCGTAAGTGTTTTGCCTACCAAGCCGCTGTTTAGGCGAAACTCAGCGCCACACTCTGCGCAATGCGTCCGCCATTGCAGCGGCGCGCGATTACCTGCATCAGTGGGCGCGCCTTCGCAGACATAAATCTGGTCGCTTGCAACGTGAATATGCCCCTTTGAGGGTGCTTCCTTGAAATCCAAATAGCCACTTGTTACGTTTGAGGTTGTCACAGTTTAGCCCTTTCAGTGTCACAGTTTATTGATGATAAAAATCAGCATCTTGAGTCGAAGCTGGTAGCGCATGTTAGCATGTAATCACACCATACACAAGGGGCCTTATCATCACATAGGGATTGTGTTGCGCAACCGCCTGTTATACATAGATTTATTGAAACTGTGAAACTGTGACACGTTCCCCCTACCTAACGGTAGATGCTGCGGCGGAATTCGCCCGCGCCATTTCGCTTGGTGCTTATGGCTCGGCTCATTACGCCCGTCGCGATTGGTATAGTCGTGACGATTGCGGCGCTGCATGGCTGTATCTGGGGAAACAAGGGGCTTGCATGGTGGCGGGGGGCGTGGTATCTTGGGGGTGAGGGTGTGCTTTTATGCGATTGCAAAAAATAGATAAAAATCAGATGGTTGCCGCGTTCCTGTTGAACATAGCAGAGGGGCAGCGGACGAATAAGGCAGCTAGAAATGCTGGGTTTTCTACGCCGCAGCGTGATATTGCGAAACTGATGCACAGCCCCGAGTTTTCGGTATCTGTGAGCGAGGCAATCCGCCACAGAGTGAAGACAACGCTTGCGCCTGAAGCAATGGCCGTTGCCGAGGAATTGCTGCGAGATAAGGCCACAAGCGCCCGCGTCCGGTGGGATATTGCCAAGACGTTCCTTGCGGTTGGCGCGGGCCTAGTAGCCCCGAAAGCGGGCGAACCTGAGGCCCCGCCTCAAGATATTAGCCAGATGACAGCTCAAGACATCATGAGCCTGCGCGAATCGCTGAACCGTGAAATGGAGCAGCGGAGCAGCGGGGCCAAGCTCATCGAGCACCAGCCTGCGAATGAGTCGCAACAAGCTGAAACCTACAGCCACCTTGACTAGGTACAGCCTGATAAAGGCAGTGACCAGCTAACCCCTTGAATTACAGACAATGCACCCTCGGGAGCGTATCCGCCCCCTACCCCCTGCTGCGCCTGCTGCGTGGGGGCAGCGGGGCCGTATGCCGCCTGCTGCGTGGGGGCAGCGGGGCCGCTCCCACCCCCACGGGGGAGGGTGCGCGTAGTACAACGAGGCAGGGCCCCTCCCACCAACATACGCGCGAATTTTTGAAAAGTCGCTAGTCGTGGAGACTACATAACCCCAAAACCACAGAAACATGCCCACATCACGAAAACGTGGACAAGACGAACCCAATTATTCGCGCTTGACCGCATAAACGAAAAGGAGTAACAACGAGGGGCGGGTCGCTGGTTCGTGACCGAACGCTAGCAGGTCACTCCTGTGCGGGCGACCCGCGGAAAACCAAACGGAGCAAGTCAAATGGCCAAACCTACGAAACCTGCGAAACAAGCAACCCGTGGCAGCCGCGGCAGCCGTGCGAAACCAAAGAAGCGGTTTTCGTTCACCATCACCGTGACCACAGATGAACCGGTAGGTTCGAACAAGGTGGCCAGTGTGCTGCGCGCCACGCTTCCAGGCACCCGTGTCTGCACCTCCGACAGCTACATCCCGTTCACCGAAATCACCGGCGTCAAAGTCTCGCCGGTAGGGGAAGCGTAGCATGGGCTTCAACACCCCGTCCTTCTTTCGCAAAAAACCTATCACCATCCAGGCGATGCAATTCAACGGCACGCCCGAAGGCGGACAAGCCATCAACGAATGGATGACGCTGCACGGCGCAGTGGGCATGGCCGGACTTGAAAACAGCGGCAGCGAGCTCAAGATAGAAACGCTCGAAGGCACGATGACCGCCAGCACAGGCGATTGGATCATCCGCGGCGTTCAAGGCGAATTCTATCCGTGTAAACCAGACATCTTCGAGCAGACCTACGAGAAGGCGGCATGAGGCCGCTTGCTGCATTGACAGCCATCCCGCGCCGCGCTATAGTCGGCCCACATACTATGGCCGCCACTGCTCTCGCCAAGCATCGTTTCTCTCTATGTGGTCGCCATGGCACAGCCAACTCCCTACGAACCGACATTTGATTTCACCGATTTTCAGCTGGCTAACCCCAGCGACCCGCTTCCTGCGGACGAAATCGACATCCAGCTAAGTCTGCTGAGCACGTTTTCGCAGGAAGTCTGCAACAACCTTGCTAAAATTCAGCGCGACGATGGCGCACTAGCCAACAACCTCGTCACCCTCGAATCGTTGTCGGCCTCTTTGGCCACGCTCATGGGCCTCGACAAGTTCACCACCGGCGGCGCATGGCTGACGGGCACCGCTTACGGGGTGGGTGTCGTAGTCTCCACTACCACCGGAACCTATGTAAGCGCCGTAGCGCACACTTCCGGCGTGTTTGCCACCGATTACGCCGCTGGCAAATGGCTGTTACTGGCCACTACCGGCGCTTCTTCCGCCGCGTCCTTCACAGCGACCGGTGCGGTGGCCCCTGCCAACGGCATGTATCTTCCGGCCGCGGACACTCTCGGCTTCTCCGCTGCTTCGCTTGACGTTTTGCGGCTTTCTTCGGTCGCCTTGGCGGCCAACTATTTCCGGATGCAAAATTCTGCCGGCACCGACCCGCTATCGCTGCTTGCGGCCGGTAGTGGCGCCAATATCGACATCGCCCTTATCCCAAAAGGCACCGGTAGAGTCACCGCGCCGGAGCTGGCCCTTACCGCGCCGCTTTCTGTCGCCAATGGTGGGACAGGCGGGACCACGCAAGCCACCGCGCGCGCCGGTCTGGGCTTGGCCACAGGTGCTACTACCACGGTTGGCAGCGCCGCGACGGCAAATATCGGCACTTCAGGCGCAAACGTACCGTTGCTCAACGGAACCAACACATGGTCTGGCGCGCAGGACCTCAGCGGCTGCTCAGCAGTGTCTGTCCCTACCGCAACGCCAGGCGATAACACCACCAAAGCGGCCTCGACGGCCTTTGTCAGCGCAGCGGTTGCTGCCGCGGCGGCCGTTGTCTTGCAAAAACACATTGTCGGGCTGCTCGTATCTGCGCTCACTGGCAACAGCACCACCGCCACCGCGTCTATCAGCGCAGGACAGGCCACCGATGCTGCGAATACTGTCATGCTGGCGTCAAGTGGGCACTCATGGGCAGTCAGCAACGGCAACGCAGCCAACGGCTATCAAGGCGGCACCACGCTGCCCAACAGCAGCACCATTCACCTGTACGCCATCGCCACCAACTCCGACACGACCTACACGGCATGCTTTGCTTCCACGTCGCTCACCCCGACGCTTCCAGGCTCCTACACCAAATACCGCCGTGTTGGCAGCTTCCGCACCAACGGCTCCGGCGCGCCCATTCCCTACAGCACGGTAGAAATCGGCGGCGGTGCCGTGAAGCACTATCTGGCCACCGAGGTGCTGGACTTCAACGGCAACGCTACGACCTCGGCGGCGCTGCAGGCGCTTTCTATCCCCACCGGTGTGAAGATGATGGCCAAGATCCGCGCTATCGCCACCACCGCAGCTTATAACGGCGTGCTCATCTCCTCACCGGAGGCCACAGACGTGGCGCCAAGCATTAGCGGCAGCGGCGGGTACAACGCGGTAGCCCCTGGCTTTGACTTGGCCTCCACCAGCGTCGCAAGCGGCATTATGAACCTAACCAAAGAACTGGTCACAGATACCAGCGCACAGGTGCGCCTCCGCGCAACCGCGACGACCGCGCTGCAGCTCGTCACCAGTGAGTTCACCGACTTCCGCACATAGGGATTACAGTGATACGCGCATTTATCATTTTTTCGATTACCGCAGTGCTTCCAGCCTGCTCCCCCTTGCTTGCCGAGCGACTTGGGGAGGAGCCGCGTGCCCTCCCCGTTTTTCCTCAGCAGGATATGGCTAAAGCACAGGACGACAACGGAGGCGGCCTATGGCACATGAACGGGCATTAGTTGTAAGCAAATTTTGGGCTGGCATTCTCTCCACGGTCATAGGGGCGCTTGTAGTAGGCGTTGTCGGCTATGCCGTAACCGCCAACGCAGACGCCGCGGCCACTGCCGAGAAAATAAAAACGCTTCAAGCGGATATGGACAGCATTAAAAAGGCGCAGCTGGATGTGCGCCTAGCGCGCATGGAAGAGAAAATCGATTGGCTGGTGCGGTCGCAGTCCATGCACTCAGGCAAAAACAAGGAGTAAGCCATGACGCGCAGAATAAACGCCGAAGCATTAGCGAAACTAAAGCAGTGGGAAGGCTTTAAGCCCTACGCCTATGATGACGCCGACGGCAAGCGGGTGATGCCAGGGCAGAAGATTGCCGGCACGCTGACCATCGGCTACGGGCATACCGGCGCGGATGTCAAGCCGGGTATGCTCATCGACGAGCAGCACGCGCATAATCTGCTGCTTGGCGATCTGGCCCGTTTCGAAGAGCGCGTGGAGCGTCTCGTGAAGGTCGACCTCACCGACAACCAGTTTGCGGCGCTGGTTAGCTTCGATTTCAACACCGGCGCGCTGGATAAGTCGACGCTGCTCAAAGAACTCAACAAGGGCTTCTATGAGCGCGTGCCCTACGAGCTGGCGCGGTGGAACAAGGCCACCGTTAAAGGCAAGAAGGTCGTGGTCAAAGGGCTGGTGAACCGCCGCGCGGTGGAATCGGCGCTATGGGCCTCCGGCGATTTCGTATCGAGCAATACCGTGCCGGTGGCCGCTCCATCGAAACCCATCCTGACGCAGGAAACGGCAACGTGGGGCGCAGGTATCCTCGCCACTCTTGGCTCTTTATTTAACGGCGACGGTCCTGTACAATGGGCTCTCGGCACGGTGATAGTCCTCACGTTTACAGTGGGCGGGTATCTGTTCCTCAAGAAACGGCTAAAGGTGGGGTAGTTATGAAAGAGAAGAAAAAGAACCAGTACGTCAAAGACGCTTTGGCTGGTAAGTACCAGTTCAACACAGGCGGCACGGACAAGAAGGGCAAGCGCCCGGGCTTCAGCAAAGCAGGAGCAGTCGGCGCCAAACAAGACGAGCGGATGAAGGACAAAGCGCCCACGCACGGCTCTGATGGGTCCTGCTAATGTGGGCGGCTGTTAAACTTTTTCTTCGCGATAATTGGCTTTGGTTTCTCGCCAAAGCAGCCATCGTACTTGGTGTGCTCGGCGCGGTGGCCGCAGTATACCGCGCAGGGAAAAAGGCAGAACAGAACGACGTAATGAAAAAGGACCTAGGCTATGCTAAAGAAGCTCTCAAACAAGATGCTGCTATTGCTAGCAACAGTGATGTTGACGGCATGCGAGTTCGGCTCAGTAAGGCTTTGCGACGCAAGCGCGATGCCTGACCCCTTAGACCCTGTCGCCCATTGCAAGACGGATGAGTGCGTCCGCCAACAGTGCGTTCTTTTCTGCCGCAAATGGCCAAATGAATGCGCTGAGGTGTGCGGTGGACCTAAGTAGCCTCACAGACGAGCAGCTGCGGCAATTACAGCTACGGGCGGGGCGTCTCGACCAGATACTGCGAGCACGGACCAACATGCTCGACTTTATGCAGTTGATTCGTCCGGATCCGGATGACCCTGACAACCCAGATGCAAGTGCGTTCCAAATAACGCCGCTCGCGCGCATGCTGTGCGAGATAATCGAGAAGGTGGACCGCGGCGAGCTCAAGCGCGTTTGTGTGTCGGTAGGGCCGCAGCTTGGTAAATCGGAGGTGTTATCCCGCGGCGCGCCCTCGTGGCTCAGCGGCCGGAAGCCAGGCCGCCACATGATGCTTGGCAGCTACAACGATACCTTCGCTTCCGAGTTCGGGGGCGACGTGCGGGATATTCTGCAGAGCGACGTATTCCGCGAGGTGTTCCCGCGATACGCCCTCAAGAAAGGCAGCGAAGCCAAAGATTACTTGCAGACAGAGCAGCGTGGTAAGTTAGCGTTTGTGGGCGTTGGCGGTTCAGGCACTGGTAAGCCCGCCGATATTTTCTTCGTGGACGACCCCTACAAAAACGACGAGGACGCGCAATCAGAGACCTACCGTGAGAAGGTGTGGAAGTGGTTCAACGGGGTAGCTTTCTCCCGCTGCCATAAAAACTCCGCAATCATCATCGTGCACACACGTTGGCACGAAGACGACCTCATAGGGCGCTTGTGCGACCCAGACCACCCAGAGCGCAACGGCAAATATCGTGGGATTGCTGAACGGTGGACCTACATCAACCTCCCCGCAGTGGTTACGGACCCAGCACTGGCCAAGGCGTTAGGGCTTACGCTGCAACCGCCGCCAAGCGCCTTCGTACAGGAGCAATTCGGCGAAGGGCCCATGGTGTCTTTGTGGGAGGAGCGCAAGTCGCTCGAGTTCCTGGCGGAGGCAAAACTGTCTGACGACCGCATCTTCGGCGCGCTCTACATGGGCGAGCCATCTCCTGACGAAGGCACCTATTTCACTAAGGACATGCTGCTGGAGTACACACCGGAGCAACTGCCGAAGAGCCTGCGCAAGTACGGCGCTTCCGACCACGCGGTGAGCGAAAAACAAAAAGCGGATTTTACCGTGGCCGGTTGCTTCGGCATCGACGAAAACAATCACATTTGGATTATGCCGGATGTGACATGGGACCGGCTCGAGACCGACAAGATAGTGGAAGAAATAATCCAGCACATGAAAATGCACAAACCGCTGTGGTGGCTACTCGAGAGCGAGCTGATAAGCAAATCGTTCGGACCGTTCCTCAAAAGGCGTATGCTGGAGGAGAAGGTGTACGTCACTTTGCGCCCAGAGAAGCCGTCGCTGGACAAGCGCACGCGCGCCCGAGCCATTCAAGGGCGCATGTCCATGGGCATGGTGCACTTCCCTAAACACGCCCCGTGGTGGGCGGAGGCAAAAGCGCAACTACTGAAGTTTCCTTTTGGCACACATGACGACTTTGTTGATTTTATGTCATGGATTGGTATAGGTTTGATGGCGGAATATGGCGCGGGCAAAGAGCGCGCGAAGAACAAGGCCCCCGAGGTGGGGACGTTGGCATGGGTTAAACAAGCCTCAGAGTCCCAGCAGAGGCAGCTGCGGCTCGTGAAAGGCGCTAAGGGGTGGTGATATGGCGGACGATATGGCGCAGGCTGGAGACCAGCAACCAGGCATCCTAACAGCGATCACTGCTGCGATGGACGGCGCGGCGAACCCCTCGCCACAAATACAGCGGGAGCCCCCCAAGGTCGAAGAGGCCCGTCGTCGTCACGTTATGCAGTGGCAGCAAGAGATTCGTCGTGATAAAGAATTCTTCAAGGGCGATTTCAAGCGTATTCGTGAAGATATGCAGTACGCGCTGCACGGCGCGGACAAAGAGTGGGTAGCGGGCGATAACTACACGGTGCCCATCATTAACCGCCACATAAACCTGACAGTGGCGGCGCTGTACGCCAAAAACCCGAAGGCACAGGCCAAGCGCAAGCGCAAAATGCGCTTCAACGCGTGGGACGGCACCAAGGAGAGCGCGGTGGCGGCTTTCCAGATGGCGCAGTCGGGAGACCCTACCGGCATGCAGATAATCCAAGAGATTCAAGAGGCCAAAAACTACGACCAGATGATTGACCGGCTTGGTAAAACGCTGGAGATACTGTTCGAATACTACACGGGCGAGAGCAACCCCAATTTCAAACAAGAGATGAAGCAGTGTGTGCGCCGCGCTAAGACCTGCGGGGTGGCTTACGTTGAGCTTGGCTTCCAACGCGTGCTTGAAGAGAGTCCTGAGATTGTCCGCCAAATCGATGATACGCAGCAGAAGCTGTCACTCATTGAGTCGAAGCTACAGGACCAAATCGACGGCGTCATGGACGACTCCAGTGCTGAGGCTGATGAACTGAAGACCATGCTCCGCGACCTACAGGACGCCAAGCAGATAATCGCGCGAGAGGGGCTTACCTTTGGCTTCCCAAAGACGCTGAACGTGATACCGCATCGGGCATGCCGCCAGCTGCGGGGTTTTGTGGGCGCAGATTACATCACCCATGAATACGACCTCACCCCCGAGCAAATCGAGCAGGTGTACAAGGTCGATGTTCGGTCCAGCTACCGCGCTTATCGTAACGGCCAGCCGGTCACTGCGGGCATAGGAAACAGCGTTTCTGACTCTATGAGCACAGTAGACGGCGAACGCGATACCTCGGACACGAGCCGCATGCAAAACGCCAGCCGTGGAGGCACAGCGCGCGTATGGCGGGTGCAGTGCCGCCGCACAGGGCAGTTCTTCACACTGGTTGAGGGGTGGCCTGATTTCGTTGAAGAACCCAAAGCGCCCGAGCTGCAGCTTAACGGCTTCTACACGATTTTCTCGCTCACCTTCAACGATGTCGAGGACGAGAAATCGATTTACCCAATGTCGGATGTGCATTACCTCAAGCACCCGCAGCGTGAGTACAATAACGCGCGGCAGGGGCTGCGCGAACACCGTGTGGCCAACCGGCCGAAGTATTTTACCCGAAAAGGGGCGTTTGAGGACGACGAGAAAGACGTGTTGCGCAACGCGCCAGCGCACAGCATCATCGAGACGAACGCACTCGAGGGCGACATCAACCAGATAATCATGGCGCATAAGCCGCTGCCGATAGACCCGTCGCTGTACGATACCAGCGCCATCTTGAAGGACATCATGTTCGGGGTAGGCACACAAGAGCCGAACATGGGCAATAACGGCGACGCTACCGCTACCGCGTCCTCCATTTCGGAGAACTCGCGCAACACTACGCTGGCCTCTAACGTGGATGATCTCGATGAGTTCCTGTCGGACATCGCGCGCGCCGCGGGCCAGATACTACTCACCCATGTCGACGAGAGCACTGCCAAGAAAATTGCGGGCCCCGGCGCTGTTTGGCCTCAGTTAGACCCGCTGCAGATAACGGAAGAGCTCTTCCTCCATGTGAAGGCAGGCTCCAGCGGCCGTCCAAATAAAGCGGCCGAACTTGCCAATATGGAGCGCGGCATGCCGTTCCTTGTGCAGCTCGCCGGTGTGAACGGGACTGTTCTCGGTCGCCGCTATGCAGACTTGCTCGAGATGGATGAAGAGGACCTTATCGTGGAGGGGCTGCCCAGTGTGGTGGCCATTAACGCGATGGCCGCGAAGCAGGCGGGGATGCCACAACCTGGCACAGGCGACGCCGGCACGGATCCGGCGCAGCAGGGGGGCAACGGAGGGCAGAACGCTCCGCAGCCAGCGCAGCGTCAGCCAGGGCCGCAGCCAGCCATGCCAGCGGGTCCACAGGCGGGCGCAGCAGGGGCGTAGTCACACTAGAGGGTGATGGAGACGACGTAAGCACCGGCTAAAAGCTCGGCCGCAATCACTGGGTCGAAGGATTTCACTTTTCCGCACCAGTGGTACATATAAGCAACAATAGGGAACCCCATAGCGATGGCTATATGCCACCACTCACCCGTTAGCAAGGTCATTGTCACGCCAAGGGGCAGCACTAAGGCGCCACGCAGCAGGGCTTTCATGCGGTTCTCGCCGCGAATAAACGCCAGCCAAGTATCGCCGGTGCCTTTGAAACGGAACAGCCATACGAGTACGGCAAAGAGCACGAAGTGAACGGCCAGTTCTTGATTCGCCATGATTATGCCTGCCGTCATCAGGAAGACGCCGATAGCACGATTGCCGTGCTGCCAACCCCAGCAGCGATTGCCTAGCGCGCCAAGTGCCAAAGCGAAAAGGGATACGAGGAACGCGTTCATTTAGTAAGCGCCCGACGCTTGTTGCAGATACGCATTAAGCGCAGCGATATTGCCAGCGCCCGCCGCGCCAGCGCCGGAAGCCATTGCTATAACGCGAGACTTGCCAGATGAACCGGCGAAGGCTGTAAAGGCTGTGCCGGTGCGCGCGGCCAGCGTGCGCGTGCCTGTGGTCACTAAAACGCCGTTTCTATACATCGACCAAGCCCCCGCAACACAGGCGATGACGAAACACACTGTCGTACCTGGCAGAGTATCTGTGCTCGGGTCGGTCATGATTACGGTTGCCGTATCAATCACTCGGCACTTGCTATAGGTACTAGCCCCCGCTGGGCCGATGCGCAGATTCACTGCGCCAGCCGTAAACGTGAACCACGTCTTGCCCTGTGTTGCGCTTGGGTCAATCGTGAACCCGATAAGCAATTCAGGGTTTCCGGCATCCAGCATGCCGATGACGCTCGAACCGGCGGCGGCGTTTAGCACCACGCTGGTGCTTGAGTTGAGGGCGTTATTGAAATCTAGAATGCCGTCAACACCGTTTGGCGCGCCCTTTGGGACATAGATCGGCTGCACACAGGGGATCGCCACGGTCGTTTGCTGGAGCGCGCCGCCCGTGGATTTATTCGCCACCGCTGACACAGCGCCGACAAGGTCGAATGACGCCGGGGCCAGCGTGTTGCTGCTGACCTGCCCTACCGTCATAGTCGAGAAGTCCGAGAAATCCCACCATTGGCTGATACCTGTGAGCGCCGAGGGAAGCACTGCCGCGCCGGACAGAGTCGGCTCGGTGAATGTTGTTGGTATGGCTGCGAGGCGCGCACTCAAAGCATCACGGGCTGCTGTCTGCCCAGCGTTCTCTGCTGGTGGCAACTGCGTCATGGCGTACTGCAATCGCGAGATTACCGAGGCGGGCGCACCGCAACGGCCCTCGTACAATTCAATTTTGCGCTCCAGCCACGATTTAGGCCATGCGCCAGTGGTTACTTTTTGCACGAAGTCGGCGAATATCTTTTGCAGGTTATTGCTACCAGCGACTGAAGGATGTACGCCGTCGGTGGTTATCTGATTCTCCCAGCTCGACAGCACGCTTGAGAACAAATCAAGGCGTGCAAGGCCAAGCGCGGTATCGACTGCATCCGGCGTGTTTGTCTTAATTGCTTGGAATATCTCCGCAGCATTATATGGCGCACTTCCATTCGCTGGAAACGGCCCTCCTGCAGCAGCTATCTGGTCTACCGCTGGGTTTCCAGCATTCGGGTCGTTTATTTTGAAATCAAAAAACGGGATAGATGAGAACACCAATTCAAGGTTATTTGCGGCGGCATAGCTTGCAAATTGCGGCGACCGATCAGTGATGTCACTTTTGGCAGCGGAAGCATCGCCAGCGTAGACGTATGGCGGCACTCCACGCGCCACTTGGTACACTTCATTCGACCACGGGCCGCCGAACCAGTACCCGCAGAACGGGAGCGTTGACTGTATCAGCGAGAACGACTCGTTGTATATCGTGTTATTTGGTACGGATATTTGCCCACCAGTACGGCCCCACCCGAACACCAATACGTCGCCATCGGGGAATAGGGCATTTATCGTGTCTATGGTTGCCTGAGCCGATAGGCCAAGGCGCTCGTAGCTTGTGCCGACCGCGCCAAAGATTGCGTTTTCCTTTTTGTTGCTGCTGATATTCACCAAACCAAGGTAGAAGGCTTGGCTTGCTGATGCGGCGGTATAGCGCACGCGAAGTACCTTATTGGAAGCATCAGCTGGCACAACAGCGCACTGCCCCCGCTGGCCTAGACCATTATCACCACTTGGCGCGAACAGCGTCACAGTGCATGGCGTGGAGGTAGCAAACCCATCATTTGAGTAATCCACCTGCACGGTAGCCCAGCTCGCGTTGTTCATGATGCCGTCCATGAACAGCAAAGCGCCGCCTGTGCCGGTTATGTCGCCGAGTGTCATGCGCAGGTCACGCGCCGCAGCAGTCGTTACCATGCGCGCGTTGCGGCGAGCAGTGGCGCTGGCCAGAATCGCAGCACTGTCAGCAGTGGTGCCGCCACCGTCAGTTACGGAGACGATAGGTACGCGGGTCAGTGGGGGAACGCCGTTGTTTCTGCGGCGAACGGCTATTTCAGGGATACTCACCCCCGTCCCTAACATGGCTAGTCCGTGTAGGCGACTATATCGCCAGCAGCAACTAAAGTAGTGTCGGTAGCAAAGATGCGCGCAATCTGCATGGGGACCACTTCACCCGCAGAGACAACGAGTTTAATCGGGGTCAGAACGCCGTTTTTGTACGCCTCAACCGGCAGCACATAGATAGTGCCAGCGGTGTTTATCTTCAACGACCGTGCATAAACCGGCAAATCGTCCGTATCAGAGGGCGTTGGGTAGAAGGCGTTGCGCGCTGGCTGGCTCGAATTACGCACAGCCGCGTACTGGTCGGCAGAAGGAAGGTAGGGCATAAACATCTCCTGAGTTGGGCAAAGGTTATACCAAACAGTGATAATCCGCAAGCGGAGATAGTCGTCACAAAAGCGGTTGACACCACGACTAGGCGCGTGCATACTTCGCGACATGTGCGGTACTGCGATAGTGCTGCCTAGAAAAGGGTCGTAAAAATGGCGGATTCACCAACCGACGAACTCGAAGACAAAGAACTAGATGGTCAGCGCGATGCGGCCGGTAGTGGTCAAGAGGACGGAACAGAGGACGATAATAGCACTGCAGGTACGTCCACTGCAGAGGACGCGGAAAAGCCCTCGATGCTCGATGCCATTAAATCGGCATTAGGCGACGAGGAAGAGCAGCCGTCCGGCTCAGATGGTGAGGACAAGGACGCAAAGGACGCGGCCAAAGCCGCCACTGGAGAAGGCCCTGAGGGGGCTAAACCAGCGGATGGTAAGGACGCTGACCTTGAACTTTCTGAAGAGGAAGCCAAGGGGAACGATCCAAAGACTCGCCGCATTCGTAACCTTGTAGGTAAGGTTCGGGAGGCCCACGATAAACTTCGTGAAGCACAGCCCGCAGCCGAACGCATGGCACGGATAGAGAAGTTTGTTGAGGAACACCAGTTGTCGACAGACAACTTGAACAACCTCTTCGCTGGGGCCGTAAAGCTCAAGCAAGGGGGCCTCACAGACGACGATTTCCGCACAGGCGTGGAGATTATGGTCGCGGTGAATAACGACCCGCAGAAGGCCTATGAGCTCCTAATGCCTCTTATGGAGAGTTTGGCCGTCTTGACAGGCGACGTTCTCTCCCCTGAGCTGCAAAAGCAGGTTCAGGAAGGGCAGATTACCGAAGAGGCGGCGCGTGAACTGTCCCGAGGCCGAGCTGGAAGCGTTCTTCGAACAAGCCAGCAGACCGAAGCACAGAAACGTGCGGAAACCGAAGCTGCAGAACGCGTTAAGGCGCAGAAGCAGCAACAGGGCGATGCGGTAGCCAGTGGGTTGACCAACTGGGAGAATCAATGGAAAGGGCGCGATCCCGACTTCTCACTCAAGTACGACTTGTGGAAGGGAAAGATGGACGCGCTCATCGCACGCATTGCAATGGGCCAAGAGACACCTCCTACGGACGCGAAAGCCATGGTAGCATTGGCCGAGCAGTACAAAAAAGAGGTGGAAGTTACGCTTCAGCGTATTCGGCCCCAACGGGCCCCCATGAAATCCACTCCCCAAGGCGTTGGAACCTCAACCGGTTCAAAAGCGGCGCCTTCTAGCTTCAAGGAGGCTATCAGCGCCGCCTTGAACCAATAATCAAGGCGCCCTCGGGAGGGGCAACACAATGCCAATGACACAACAACAACTCGAGAACGTGGCTAACGCTGCGCTCGATTACCACATGTCCCGTGGCGAGATTTTCTCGCAAACGATTCAGGACAAACCTCTGCTTCGCGAAATGACCTCTCGGAAGAAAACCTTCCCAGGCGGTAAAGGGAACATCACCCTTCGCGTAAAAGGGGAGTACACCACCACTGTTCAAGGTTTCTCGGGCGACGATGCCGTTGGTTACAAAAACCCAGCGAACATCAAGACCGCTACCTTCCCATGGAAAGAACTCCACTGGGGTATTCAGGTAACGCTCTCCGAGCTCAAAAACGACGGTATCACCATCACCGACACCACGGATGGCACCGGCGAAAGCGAGCATACGGACCGCGAAGCTACGGCATTGGCCAATATCTTCGAAGATAAAATCGAAGACATGGCTGAGGGCTCGGCTCGTGACCTTAACGTGATGTATTGGCTGGATGGGACTCAGGATTCCAAAAAGATTCCTGGCATCAAGTCGTTCATTGTCGACAACCCAGCATCGAGCGCAATCATCGGTGGCCTTGACCCTGCGGTAAACACTTGGTGGCGCAACCGCGCTAACCTCGCTATCGCGGTTGGCGTAGACCCATCGGCACAAGTGCTTGTGAACTTCCTGCAAACCGAACTGCGCCAGCTGCGTCGTTATGGTTCGCCGGACCACATTGCGCTGTGCGGTTCGAGCTTCCTGAACCAGCTCGAGAAAGAGCTGCGCGCCAAGGGTAACTACACCTTGGAAGGTTGGGCAAAAGCTGGCCGTATCGATGTCGGCATGGCTGACGTTGCGCTCAAAGGCATCAACTTTGAGTACGACCCGACTCTCGACGATATGGGCGAGGCTGACCGCTGCTACATTCTCGACACCAAAGCCATCATGCCGATGGTTATGGATGGCGAGTACATGAAGAAGCACAGCCCAGCTCGTCCTCCGGAGAAGTATGTGCTGTACCGCGCGGTTACACTGACTGCAGGCCTTGTCTGCAAACAGCGTAACACCTCGGGCGTTTACAAAATCGTGTAACCAGCCACTCCGTTTAACCTCTAAGGCGGCCCACACGCCGTCAGAAAGAAAGAGAAAGACCATGTCTAACCAAATCGTCCAACCATTCGCTCTCGCTTCGGCCGTTGCGCCTGCGGGAACCGTAGTGGTTGGTTATCCTGCGCTTCCTGTGAATGCTCTCTCGGATACTGCGAAGAACGCGCCTAACGCCAACCTTGGCTCGGGCAACTTCCAGTTTTCGGATGGTAAACACACCCTAAAAATCGGTAACAACCTTTACTTCTCTCCGCGTGATTTCACGCTGGCGTTTGGTAACGTGTCGGCCGGTATCACTATCACCAACCGCACCAGTGCAGCATGGCCTGCCGGCATGCAGGCGGCCCTTGGCCTCAACCTGAATGGCGACTTGGGCCATAACCCTAACGCTGCGCGCTCGACCACGCGTGTAGCGGACCTCGCATCTGTTTCGCTCGATCTCGGTTCGCCAATCGCGGCGGCAGCCGCCTCCATCGCTGCTGTGCAGCTGATGGGCGCAGCTGGGGACCTCGTGCTTAGCGGGGCGCTTGTTGCTAGCGGCGTAGCTCAGATGGACGTTCCTCGTAACGTCACTCTGACCGCAGCCACCACCAACCACTCTGCTCGTACCTTCACCATTTACGGTTTCGATGAGTACGGCAACGCTATGCGCGAGAACATCGCAGGCCCGAACGCGAATACCGTCGCTGGTATCAAAGCGTTCGCCCGCGTTACTCGTGTAGCAGTGGACGGTGCTTTGGCGACCAACGGTGTGTCTGTTGGCCACGGGACCACGCTGGGCCTGCCGCTTGCTGTTCGCAAAGCCGGTCAGGTGCTTCGTGAGATGCTCGATGGCGCTGTAGCTACCGCAGGCACCTTTGCCTACGCACTGCAGAACGCAGCAGCAACGGCCACCAACGCAGATGTTCGCGGGACCTATATCCCGAACTCGGCGCCAGATGGTGCTCGTGGCTACTCGCTCATCGTGGCGATTCCAGATCCGTCTGATATTGGGTTTGCTCAATTCAACGGCTAGTGCTAAGTTATGGGGGCGGGGGAGCAATCCTCCGCCTCTTTTAACATTATCTGGAGAACACCATGCAAACCTATAACGTAAAAGTTCGCCTTGCTGGCGAATTGCACAACGAGGTTGAAAAGAAGAACCTCATTGCCGCGGAAATCCTAGTCCTTCGTAAGATTCATGGCGCGGACGCCGTGGTGGATATTAAACCAAGCGGCGAGTGGGAAGACCATTACTCGATTCGTAAAACCCAGCGCGTCGACGAGAACACCGGCCACGTCACTTATGTGGACGAAGAAGTAGATTACGACGATGAAGCAGAGAAAGAGCGTCTAGCAGCTACCTATGGCTCGGCGCTGATTCTCCCACAGGATGCAGGCTCGGCGCGCAACGCCGTCAACCGCATGTTCGATGAGTACGCCCCTTTGCCGGTCGAACTGCCAGAAATGAAGAAGGCCCGCAAAGACGCAGCGAAAGCCTCCAAAAAAGGAAATCTTGATAAAGTAGCATAGGTGGAAAATGCCCCGTGGAACGCAGCTTTTGGAACTACGCAAGATGCTCCGCGCCGAAGCGGGGCATTCTGTGCTTGTGTCGGCGGGGGTTGATAACGTCCCCGCGCTAGACCAGAAGCTGCGCCGCGCGCAGCAGATGCTTTACGACGATTACGATTGGCCGTTCATGGAGGTCAAGCCAACGCTGGACCTCGCTGCGGGGCAGCGTTATTACGACCTTCCCGCGGACATGCCTCTGGAGAGCCTGCAAAAGGTCGAGCTGTGGTACAATGACCAGCCGCGTGACGTGACACGCGGTATAGGGGCGCAGGAGTACCGCCAATACGATTCTTCGCTGGATGAGCGCAGCAGCCCAGTGCGCAACTGGGACATCGTCTCCACCGGTGACGCTAGTTCGACAACGGCGCGTTTAGAGCAGCTAGAAGCGTGGCCTATTCCCGATGTGAACGGGATGTACCTCAAATTCTACGGTAAACGCCCTCTTCGGCCGCTTATAGCCAACGATGACGTGTGCGACATAGATGACTTGTGCATCGTGCTTGTTGCCGCCGCTGACCTGTTGGCGTCGCAAGAGGATCCGAGCGCGAAACGCGTTGAGGCAGCAGCCAATAAGCGTATTGCTCAGATGAAGGCGCGCACCAAGGGCGGCACAAAGTTGGCGTCGCTCGGTACTACGCACCCTCCTCGCTCTATGCTGGGACGACCTATTATCCGCGTGCAGTGAGGTAGGGCATGTCTTATCTCGTGGTGCAAGACTTCAAAATCGGCATGGACCGACGCAAAGCGCGCATAACCGGACAGCCAGGCGCGCTATGGGCGGGGGTGAATGGCCATATCACCCGCGGCGGGGATTTCGAGCGCCGTAAGAAGTTTGTGCCGAACTACAATCTTCCTGCCGCTACCACTAAAGGCTTGGCGCAGGTGGCCGGTCAGCTCTTCGTGTTTGGAGCGAGCGCCACGCCAGGCGCGATTCCTGGAGGCGTGACGTACCAGCGGCTGCAACACCCAAGCAACCCAGCGGCGACGATTACCGAGATTCGCAGTGTGAACTCTTTCAACGGAAAGCTGTATGTTATCGCGCTTTTCAGCGACGGCAACACCTACCATTACTATGACGGGTCACGGGTCACGGGGTGGGATTCTATCGCGGCCTCGGTATCCAGCAACTCTGCGGTGGCCACGGCACTGGCGCAGCGCATAGATGCTGAGATAGCCTATGTAGCGAACGCGGTGGGGAACGTCGTCAACATCAGCGCCGCGCAAACAGGGGTCCCGTTCACTATAAGCCAAAGCACGGTAAACGGCGGCAGCGTAAATGACCAGAGCATATCTCTGGCCGAAGTCCAGCCGAACATCGCGCCAGTTAGCGAGCAACTGGCAACGGCGGAGATGACTGTTACCGGCGGTACGAGCAGTCCGGGCGTCAATAAGCTGTCGGGCATCACCATTAACGGCGTGCAGGTCCTCGGGGCGGCCGTCGATTGGGCCACCTCCAACTCTGTTACGGCCACGGCCATTGCCAACCAGATAAACTCGTACTCCTCCACGCCGGAATACACCGCTTCTGCAGCGGGCCCCGTAGTGACGATTAGCGCAGTAGCGGGTTCGGGAGCAGGGCCAAACGGCTTCATCGTGGCGGCCACTACCGGAGGAGACCTGACGGTATCCAATACCAACATGAGCGGCGGCGTCAGCGCGGTTGCCGCGCAGCAGCAGATAGCCACCGCGACCATTGGCGGGACGTTTGAAGCCGCTGATATTTTCACCATAACGCTCGACGGGACAGATTACGTTGTGTCGGGAGCGGCCGCGGGCACCGGCACTATGGCGTTGACATACCAGCAGAAGGTTTACAGCGTCACAAACTCGCTTCTGTACTTCACGGCGCTCAATGCGCCGACTCAGCCCGGCACCGGAACAGGCGGCGGTTTTATCAACATGGCCAATCAAAACGAGGGGAATGAGACCCTTGTAACGGTGCAAGAGTATCAGGGCAAGCTGGCGGTTTTCAGCCGCAACAGCATCCGTATCTGGAGCATGGACGTGGATCCGCTCAAAAACATATTCCAGCAAACCGTGCAGAACAGCGGGGCGCTGAGTTCGCGGAGCGTTATCCCTTATGGAAACATCGACGTATTCTACCTCAACGATTCCGGAGTCAGAAGCCTTCGCGCGCGGGATGCGTCGAACTCTCCAGCGGTCAACGATGTCGGCGTGGCGATTGATTCGTTCATACGAGAATACCTCGACACGCTATCAGACACCCAAATCCAGCGAGCAGTAGCGATAATTGAGCCAATAGACAGCCGTTATTGGCTGGCCGTGCGCAATCGTATCTTCGTTTTCTCATACTTCCCAGGCTCCAAGATAAACGCGTGGACCTACTACGATATAGCGCCAGAAATAGGGGCGCAGGACATCACCGAAATCGTGAAAGTCAATAACCAAGTGTTCATGCGCGCCGGTGACGTGATATACAAGTATGGCGGGGCGAGCGGGGCGGAATATCCAACAGACGAAGACAATAACAATGGCGCTTGGGCCGAGATTGCGCTGCCATTCTTGTCGGCCGGCACGCCAGCAACATTCAAAGGACTTGCTGGCTTCGATATAGCCCTAGACGGCACATGGCAGTGTTTCTTGCTTCCGGAGCCTGTGGACGACTCGGTTGAGCTCGAAATAGGCACGTTCAACAAGTCGACCTTCGCGCAGGGCAAAGCCCCTGTTAAGATGCCGTCCCCGCTGTTTGCGATTCGTGCGCGCACCACCAAAGGAGGGTACGCACGGATAAGCTCGCTTGCGGTGCACTACAAGGTGCAAGGAGCAAGCTAGAATGTTCGAAGCAAGGCCTATGCAGCCACAGGATGCCTATGCAGTAACCCGCGACATGTGGGCGCCAGGCGTGGCGGAGCTCGAGCGCATAGGCATGGCGGCCGACCCCGACAAAATGGCAGAGTTCTTCATCAAAAAAGCGGATTGCGGGTTCTCTTTATTCGCTGGGGGCCGCCTCGTAGCCGTGATGGGCGCCGAGGAGCAAAATGGGGTGCACTACACATGGTTCATGGCCACTAGCGCGCTTCAAGAGGTTGGCCGAGAGTTTGTGCTTTGGCTTCGCGCATTTTGCGATAAGCAGGTGGCGCAAAGGCCCGGGATTCGCATGGAGATGTATTCGGCCTCACTGCACCCTAACAGCGACCGCTGGTTTAAGGCGTTGCGTTTCGAGCGCGGCGATGAGGACCTAGGGGAGTTTCGGCACTACAAGTACGCCCCTAAAAAGGAATTGACGAAAACCGTGTAATCGGCCACTATGGTCGCACACATCATCCGGCCGCTATGACCCTCGCCCCGTCGAAACAACCGTAAGAGGGTCGTATGTGCGGCGGTAAACCACCAAAAGATAATTCTGCAGAGATTGCGCGCCAACAAGAAGAAGCGCGTCAGGCCAAAATTCGTGAAGGTCAAGCAGCGATTGACCGCACTTTTGACACCACGTTCACCGACGACTATTACGGCGGTTTAACAAAGAACTACGAGGATTATTATAATCCGCAGCTTCTGCAGCAGTACGATGACACGCTCAAAGAGCTCACATTCCAGACATCGCGCTCTGGGAATGCCGAGTCGACGGCCGCGAACGAACTGTTCTCCAAGTTAGAACAGAAGCGCCAAGAGGCAGCAACACAGATAGCAAATGACGCTTTGGCAGCTACCGGAAAAGCGAAGTCCGACGTGGCCTCGCAGCGCAGCAACCTTTACAGCCTGAACAACGCTGCAGCGGACCCAACACAGGCCACGAGTCAAGCAGCACAGGCGGCCGCGCAGCTCAACCAGCCCGTTTCCTACTCTCCTCTGGGCCAGCTGTTCGCCAGCCTGATTCAGACAGGCGGGAATGCGGCAGCGATCAGCAACGCCACCAGCGCCCCTAGCTACGGCAGCGCGGGGCCTTCTGCGCCTAATTACTCAGGCAGTGGGTCGGGTAAAGTCATTCGGAACGGGTAGGTCACGATGTGCACAGGCATTGAAGCCCTGACAGTTGCCTCCACCGCTGCCAGTTTAGGCGGAAAGCTCCTTGGCTCGTCCAACGAGGCAAAAAACGCGCAAGCGAAGATAAACGCACGCAACGCGGCAGCGCAGCAGGAGCAGCAGCGTCAGCGCATATTCCAGCAGTCCAACGACGCCGCGATTAACAATACCCTGCAAGACATGAGCAGCGAGACGCAGCAGCAGTCGTTTGGGGACCTAGTGGCTAAGCGCGAGCAGGCGTACACAGAGAACGCCCCACCAGCCGCAGAGTTCGCGACGATTAGCGAGTCTACGCCACAGGTCGTCAAGTCCGACCTTGCTAAGCGTGTTTCTGACGCCATCTCCAAGAGCAAAGCACAAGCGAAGGCGTTGGCCAAAGTGGGCGCTACCGGAGACGTATTCCAAAATAACGGGCTCAGCATCAACCAAGCGGCCAATTCTATCGGCACGACCAATGGCATGGCGCGCGGTTCGCTGACAACCAACATCACAGAGCAGACTGCAGCCGCTAACAACGCGGGCAACAAGTCCTCGCTGTTCGGCGACCTTCTGAGCGGCGCAGGTGCCCTCGGGACGGCGTATTCTGCTCAAAACGGCGGGTTCGACTCGTTAGGAAACAGCATACTAACAGGCGTTGGTGTGCGCAAAACAGCAACGCTTCCTCCAGGGGTGCAGGGGCCTGTTGGCACCTACAACGATTGGGGAGCGATAACTCCGTGGTAATCACATGCCTGTCAAAATAAGCAATTCGTTCACGCCATATTCACCTGTTGGGCAAGCACTCAACGAGGCGATAACGTCGTACACCAACAGCATCCCCACCTACAACGAGGTGCAAGAGGGCCGTGTAAACGCCAACAAGGCGGACGCTCCGGCACTCCTTGGCGACCGTATTCGTGCGCTGTATGGCGCTTCTGGCCCTGAGGGGCGGCCTCTGTCGCCGCAGATGGTGCAGGACCAGATAGGCGCCTTGGCAGAAGCAACCGCCATGAGCGGCGATGTAGGAAAGCTGGGCGATCTGATGCGCGTAGTCGTCGCGAACGCAGCTAACCCTGAGTCTGTACGCATGATTGACCGCGCGCAGCAAGGCGCAGGGCAGGCGTACAGCACGACAGAGACAGGCTTCAACATCGCGCAGCAAAACGAGATGACAAAGGCCCAGATGCAGCAAGACGGCGCTATGGAGCGTGCCCGCATGATGGCCAACAAGGTCGGAGGCATAAACCCCACGACAGGGCAGCCCGACGGCCTGACGCCAACGCAACGCATGGAGAAGGAAAAACAGGCCAAGGGACGCGACGCTTTCCAATCCATCCTTGACGACATGGCGTTGCAGTACGATGCGCTAGATAAGAACGGCGGCCTCGTGTCCAACGAAGGCGACATTCTGAACAACGTATTGGCGCGCACTGCCAGCTCTTCCACTGGGCAGGCAATAGGCGGGTATGTAGGCACGAAGAACCAAACATACCGTGACAGCATCAATTCACGGCTCCCACTGCTGAAACAGGCAGTAATGGCGGCCACCGGCATGTCGGCCAAGCAAATGGATTCTAACGTCGAGATGCAGGCCTTTATGAAGGCGTTGTCAGACCCGCGCCAATCGAAAGAGGCGATTCTTGGTACGCTGAACACGCTCAGCCGCTTGTACGGCAAAGGCGGCATGGCGCCTGCTGCGGCTCCCGAGGCGTCTAACACTTCTGCCGAAATAGTGCCTTCCGGAGGCCAGCAACCCATCCGCAAAGAGATCGGCGGAAAGATTTACGTCAACTACACCGGCGACCCGAACGATTGGGAAGAGGAGTAGCCCCATGGCGCGCGTCACGGACCCCGCACTGCTCGAGCAG